ACGGCGTTAAAGATGAAAGGTAAATTGATTGACAGGAATGATGTGACATCGGGTGGTAAACCCTTACCTATTCTAGGTGGATTGAGTAAAAATGGAGAAATACATCAAGACGACGGCACTTGATAAAATATCCAAATTAACTAAACGGATAAGGTTTGTTAATGGGGGTTCTTCAAGTTCTAAAACAATTTCAATTTTAATGTGGTTAATTGACTACTGTCAGACACATAAGAACAAAGTTGTCAGCGTGGTTTCAGAGACACGTCCACACCTCACCAAAGGGGCTGGGAGAGACTTTCTTAATATAATGCAGTCACACAACTACTTTAAGGATGCTTTGTGGAATAAGACGGAGTTAACTTACCACTTTGAAACCGATACCCTATTGGAATTCTTTAGTGCTGATCAACCGGGAAAGGTTAGGGGCCCGAGAAGAGATGTTCTGTTTATTAACGAAGCCAACAACATAGACTACGAAATATTCACCCAACTGGAAATACGGACTAAAGATATCATCTGGATAGATTCCAACCCTACTAGAGAGTATTGGGCCTACACTGAACTGTTAGCCAAAGGGGGAATAGATTTTATTACTTTAACCTACAAGGACAACGAAGCTTTATCCCCGCACATCATTAAATCAATCAAGAGTCGCAAGGATAATAAGAATTGGTGGAAAGTTTACGGTTTAGGGGAGTTGGGGGAATTGGAAGGGAAGATTTACAAGGATTGGGATACTTCAACCTATGGTGATATCCCTCACGAAGCCCGCCTAGAACGTTATGGACTAGATTTTGGTTATTCTAACGATCCTACGGCTATCGTAGCTATCTATCGTTATAACGGGGGGTTTATCCTTGATGAGATAACCTATCAGAAGGGTTTAAGTAACAAACAAATAGCCGATGTTTTAGGGAATCAACCTAAAGCCTTAGTCGTGGCTGATAGTGCCGAACCTAAGAGTATAGATGAGATCATGAGTTATGGAGTCAACATAATCGCTTCCACTAAAGGTCAAGGTAGTGTGAATTCAGGTATCGCCTATGTTCAAGACCAACGCATCTCAATCACCAAGCGTTCTATCAATGGCATTAAAGAATATCGTAATTACATGTGGAAGACTGATATGGATGGCAAGATCATTAACACCCCTGATGTAGGGTTCGATCATTTCAATGACGCTGTTAGGTATGGGATAAGTAGTCTTGTCCACGTTACTGAAGATGTTGACGAGCCACCAGATGACAGTTACCTGTTTAAAGATGGAATTTATTAAACAATTGAAATACTCGTTTAAGGTTAATGCTCATAACATCCCGGCTCATTTAGACGTAGAGACGGATATCAAGAACCAACAGAATGGAGTGTTTACTTTTACTTTACGTGTTAATCAAGGTTGTATAATGGATTATGTCAATTACACTAACTCCGGTGCAACTGCAAGCGAGTACAGTGCCATTTTTGCAGCTAGTGAACCCGAATGCGAAATTTCACTCAATGATAGAGTTGACGGTCCAGAGGATGAAGTACGGGGAAGTAACGTTCACCGCTTCGATCAGTAACGGGACGGTAGATTTAAGGAGCGTGAATATTGTGGTGCGTAAAAGAATTAAATACTAATATGTTATAATGTTTTTATTACTATGACGCTCTAATGCGTTGTTGGCTCCCATGTTGGGGGCCTTTTTTTGGTCTATGAATCTACGAGATGAAATAACAAATAGAAAGACTGCGGCTGAAAACTACTTGGTCAACAAGCGTACCCAATGGGACATGCTAGAGGCTCTGTTTCATGGACAATTAGTCGATCAACCCTCTGCTTCAACCAAGTCACAAGTCTTCGATCATAAACTCTCTACCTTATTACTAGAACGTGAATACCGGGTAATGGCTCAAATGCCCACAGGTAAGGTTAAGGCTATTAGTAAGAACGACGAAGCCACATCTAAACTGATGAATTTAATGCTGGATAAGTACATTGTCCCCAATGCTAATTCACAATGGGATTTACTAACTAAGTTAAGAATGGTAGATAGATATTCAGGCTTGTACGGAAACTTCTTTGCTTTAGTTGATTGGCAGGTAGGTGGTCCTAATGGTTACGTCGGTCCTGATATGTGGCTTTTAAATATCCGTGATGTATTTCCTCAAGTGGGTGCAGTTTCATTGGAAGATTCGGATTATGTTTTAGTGCGTACTTGGCGGTCAATAGAATTCTTTGAAGGTCTAAGAGGTCAGAAGGGTTATAAGAACATCGACAAGATCATCAACAAACTGAAAGAGAATGATGGGAGTAAGCAGAGCAAGGATCAGAGGGCTAAATCACAACGTGAGCAAGAAGCCTACCCATCCGCCTCTCCTGCTAAAAAATCAGGCTACTTTGAAGTGGTCACTCAGTACGAGAAGGACAGGTGGGTGGACTTCTGCGTTGATGCTGATATGGAATTTAGAGATATAACTAACCCACATGATAATGACGAATTACCTGTAGTTTGTAAGTACTCTATTCCTTTATTAGATGACTTCATGGGATTAGGTGACTTTGAACGGGGTGCAGGAATGCAGAATGTGGTCAATTCAGTCTGGAATCTTTATCTGGATGCTGTGAAGATGTCGATCTATCCTCCTGTGCTCATAAACAAGGATAATATCGCCGCTATGAGTTCAATCCGTTGGTCCCCGGCAGCTAAGTGGCTTGTACGTGGGGCTTCAATCAATAACGCAGTACAGACATTACCTTTAAGCCCTCAAGGAATAGGAGAATTCAATAATACCTATCAAGCGGCTACTGGCTCTATCTTAAACATGTTCTCAACTACCGATACCGCTCAAACAGATAATAATGCTCCCGGATACGGTAAAACCCCTCAAGCTTTAGCTCAACAAGTGTCTCGTGAGAATAGTCGTGATGTCTCAGACAGATTCTTTATGGAACAGTTCACTAAGAAGGTGTGTAAGAAGATGGTTAATCTTATGAGTAAGAAACAAAGTAGTGCAGTGACAGTGCGGGTCTTAGGACCGGAGATACAACAACTTGTTAGGGATTATCCTGAAGTTAAGGATATGTATGATGAGAAGAAAGGTGTACTTAATATTGATAAGAAGACTACCGGATCGGTCCTTTACGATTATGAGATGGTCTCAGGATCGTCTTATGCTGCCGATCAAAAATTACAGCAACAAAACTTATCGATGTTAGTGGATATGTATGTCAAATCTCAAACACCCAATGGCAATACTTTACAGGAAGACTTAAAGAACGATGGCTATAACTTCCACTTTGGGGAACTATTCAAGCAAACTATAGTTGGGGCCGGGATACAAGATTGGGAGAAGATACTCGAAGAGATGAAACCCGTCGATCAAGCGGCCGCTCAAATGCAACCCCAGACTCAACAGTTCCAACAGATGTTACAAGCGGCTCAAGCCCATCAGATAGGTCAGATACCACCTCAACCACAACCTGGACAGGGAATGCCTCAAGGTGGACAAGGTGCTCCCATTACTATCAACCAAGCCCCGCCTCCTCAACCACCCCAAGTTAATCAATCAGTACCACCTCAACCTAATCAGGTGACAGGAGGATTTAATGGCCAATAAGACCGCCCTCCATCCATCTATATTCGATATTCGTTCCTTTCAGAAAGAAGAAAAAGCTGAAAGTACAGGAGCATCAGATGACGAGAAAGCATTATTCGTTTTGGCAGGTCTTAGGGGTTGGACGATTATTTCGGACTTCGCCAAACAAGTCCTTACTGAATTGGATGAGGTTAACTCCCAAGCTATTGCTACGGGCTCAACCTTTGAAGAAATCGGTAAGAACACCATCGTTATTAATTCAGTCAAGGAAATCGTCAAAAGAATCCTAAACAAGGTTTCTGATGCCCAAGACGCAGTAGAGAATGGATGATGAAGAAAACATTGGCGAAGAAGCCCTCAATGAAGCTTCGGAGTTTATCGACTTCAAACCCGCAGGTCGTCATACCTACCGCCAGGAGGGAGGATATCTTGTATGCCGTACCTGTACCTTACATCATGCCGTCTGGATTGGCATGGAGAAAATTATGGTGGGAGAGGACGAGTTGGGAAACCCCATTCTCAAATCTCGAAGTGAACTAAAGGATTGGTCTAAGCCCAAGGTTTAGACGAGTCAATTAGGCTCAGGTTCTCGCATTACCATATCGGTGCGTACAAAATTATGGATACAAAAATCCAAGACGTAAAAGAAGAAGGCACAGAAGAAGTGACCCAAGAGACTCCGTCAGCTCAAGAAGAAACTACCGAGGAAGTTAGTACCCCTCAAGAAACTGTCGAATCGACGGAAGAGACACAACCTGAGGCCGTGCCAACCGAAACGGTTGAAAGTCCCAAGAAAGGGGCTGAAAGTAGAATTAGAGAACTTAATGCCGAGAAGAAAGAAGCCTTGGCTAAAGTTCAGTCGTTGGCTCAACGATTGGAAGAAGTGACTCGGATACCGCAAGGTATGCCTGAATCATTTCCCCAACCGGAACCTGGTTCAGATATATCGCCTGCACAATACGAGGCCGATGTCACCCGCAAGGCTGACTCCCTCATAACCATTAGGTTAAAACAGCAGGAAAGAATAAATGATATTAAATCCGAATCACTGGAAGCAGTCAGGGCTTATCCTGAACTCGATCCTACCTCAGACTCTTTTGATGAGAAACTTTCTAACACGGTGACTAAAGCGACCGAAGCCTATATCCGGTCTGATCCATACAAGGCATCTGTTAAGGGGTTCGTGGATGAATTGATGGAACCTTACAAAAGGTTAGTTACTAAGGAAGTAGGACAGCAGACTGCGAATTTAGCCAAACAGGTAGCAGAAACTGCCCTTCGACCTACAGGTGTGAAAACCCCAGTTAAGGCTAATAGTGACAAGACGCTCGAAGAAATGGAAGCGGAACTTGGCATTATAAATGCCTAACTTTTGGCAGTTAAATTAGTTATATGGCTACAATCTTGACCAACACCGCCGTCACTACGACATTGACGCAGGAAGTCATGACCTACTATGAGAAGGTCTTCCTTGCTCGTGCTCAATACGCCCTGGTGTTAAAAGAGGGTGGACAGTTGAGAACACATGCCGCCAATCAAGGCCGCACTGTGAACTTTACTCGTTACGATCCTCTCACGATCATCACTACGCCATTGGCAGAAGCCACTAACCCGACAACCTGTACTATCACTGCATCTACTGTTGCAATGACTCTATCGGAATACGGTTTGACTGTTCCAGTTGGTAAACTCTTATCCACCGTCTCTATTGACTCTGGTATGAAAGAGAAAATTGCCTTGGTCGGTCAGAACATGGGGGAAACCCTTAACCGTCTCGTTCGGGCGGAATTAGCTAACGGTTCTTCGTACTACGGGAACAATCACACAGTCGGCACTTTCGCCGCTGGTGATACTCTCGACGCTTGCGATATCAGAATCATTGTTCAAAACCTTGAAATCAATAAGGCCATGCCTTATGCGGATGGTTTGTACATTGGAAAGACTGATCCCATCAGCAAGTATTCTCTCTTGGGCGATACCACTTGGGTAAACGCTCACACCTATTCAGATGTAAAAGGTCTGTATAACGGTGAAATGGGGGAACTGTATCAAGTCCGTTGGTTACTAAATAAGGACGTAGCGTCCGGCATTGAAGCGACCTCAACCGCTGCTTCAGGTGTCAACCGTTACTACACTTATGTCCACGGTGACAACGCCTTTGGTGTGTATGACCTCGAATCAGATCAACCAAAACTCTATATTATCCCGAATGCTGTGGATTCAAACTCCCCGGCCGCACGGACTTCTATAGTCTCTTGGGCTGGTTCATTCGCTACTAAGATTTTAAATTCATCTTGGATTTACTCTTGTAGGTTCGCATTAGTTTAAGCTTGCGGTCACGGTATTCCTCGCCGAGTACCGTGGCGCTATGGATATTACTAGACAAGCCGACTATGAACTCGCTCATAATGCGACGCAGAGTTCATACGCTGAAGTTAGAGAACAGGGGAGACGGGCAATCGAACTAATGAATGCCGAAACCCCCAAGATTGCGGCTATGCGTCAAGCCTTAGTCGAAGCCCATCGTCAGGGAGATGTGGACCGAATTAAAGACATTCATTGGGACGTTGACCATCATCCAAAAGAATATAAGAACGTTTTAGCTAATAATAAGTTAAAAGATAAACCTAATAGTGGACATTACTTTTAGATCCCCATCAGCACCCGTCGAGACAGCCAAGCCAACAGTATTAACTGATGCTAAGGTTGGGCAGACATCTAAGACGGAAGTTCCTTATATGGATTATGAAACCGAACATTCTAAACCGTTTATTGTGGACTATTTTCAACTGGGAGACAGGTGGCGTGATGAATCGGGCGGATTTGCGACGGAGGTATCAACGATTGAGTCTTACCTCCAAGAGCAGGTTAATCGTGGTGAAATTCCAAACAGTGTGGAAGCGGTTAAAGAAGCCCTTAAAAAGATGGAGAAGTTTACTAACGTTCCCAAAGAAGAACGCACAGTCATGAAGATTGAAACATTAAGTCATTATGTGAAGTTTTTAATGTC